ATCGATCATCTATTTGAGAACGTACTCCCCACAGTAGAACGTATTGAGTTCTCTGGTGGTGAACCTTTCTTTCACGTTGAGATGTATCGCTTTCTTGAGCGAATGATTCAAGATCCAAACATTGACACCTCAAAGATTACTCTGGTTTATAACACTAATATGTCGTTGACTAAGTTTAAGAGTTACGACATCTGTGAGTTATGGGAACACTTTAAGAGAGCCGACATCACCGTAAGTATGGATGGTACCACTAAGTTGTTTAACTACTTCAGGCAAGGCGGTGACTACGATCAAGTCATAAACAACATTCACAGTATGTTACAGCGAACTAATAAAGTGGAAAAGTTATTGTTCGTATGTACTACGACTGCATACCACGCTTTCTATATGAATGAAATTGATTTTGAGTTAGGGCTACTAAAGAAAGTACTTGAACGTAAGTATCAAATCGAAGTAAAGTACAGACCCACTTTTGTTCACTGGCCCGAAGGATTGGATGTTGTAAACTTATCAGAAGATACAAAAGAAACGTTATATAATAAAACTGCTAATACTGAGTTTACTAAAGAGTTTAAGTTAAGGCTCAAAGGTAAACGCACTATACCAGAAGAAACTTTCAAAGAGATCGTAAAACTACAAGATCAACTTTATGATAGGGACGCGAGTGAGTTAGCTCCAAAGATTTTTGATTATGTCTACTAAGAAAGTACTTATCTGCGGCGGTGATAGTTACACTTATCCAAGATCGGTCTGGGGCTGGCCAGGCTGGCCAGATCATTTATGTGATATGGGTCAATTTGATTCATTTATTAATGTTTCAATGGCTGGAGCGGGTAATGATTGGATTTTTAATAAAGTGTACGATAAAATAAATGAATATAGTCGTGATCCAAACAATGAAATTACCGTTGTGGTATTGTGGTCTGATGTCCAACGTTTAAACTTCTTTGATACTACATGCAGACAACTAACACCAGAATACCATTTGATTCAAAGTATAGATGAAGGGCCGGGAGAGCTTTCAGAATTATCTCAGATTGTAATGGATGCATGTAGAAGAAAACTTGACGATCCTGAACAAATGTATAGTAATATTTTAACACATGCATATAGAAGAATGTATCTTTTAGAAGATTATTGCAAAAAGATGAAAATAAAATATTATAGTGGTTGTATATTTGCTATGCTTAATGGAGATAATATTATTAGAAACATAGATAGATCATTTGAAGTCGAGGATGTTATAAGACTAAATCCAAATAATTGTCCAATCAGAAAAGGATATAAAAAAGATTTAGAAGATAGTAAATCATTTATGGGTTTTGATTTTACAGTATTTGATTATATTATTCAAGAGGGTTTAACTATATCGAAAGAAAATACTCATCCAAACGCAGAAGGCTGTAAGGCTTTAGCTACATTAATTCATAAATTTATGAATGATGGAATAAGACCAAAACTTAAAAATCCGATATGGAAAAGAGGTGAAGATAATTATGTCTACGATTGAGGTACCAGTAAAAACTGAAAATGTAATTATTCGTTTATCTGGAGGTGCAGACAGCGCTTTACTTTTGTGGATGATATGTAATGAATGGACTAAAGCAAAGAAGCCACTTACCGTGTGGCCAATCACCGTGGTTCATGGCGTACGTAATTGGCAAAACTATCACGCTCAACAAGTATATGATTGGATGCAAGACCAATGGAAGAACGTCAAGTTTGCTCCGTTACAGTCTATGATGTGTGAAGATCCTGGTGGTAAACCAAATAATAAGAACGCAAACAACTACGTTGACTACCAAGAGAATCTCATCGATGAAACGGTAGCTACGATTGGCGAATACACTCAAGTATTCAACGGAGTAACTGCCAATCCATCAACTAAGATTGGTGAGGAATACTGGGGATCGTCACCTGTGTTTGGCGAAAGAGTGTGGGACTGTCGAGAGACACATAGAGATTGGAGAGTCAGACATAATAGATCAGAAGTGGATGATGACTGGAAAAGAAACATAATGCACTGCTGTCCTTTTATTCAACACCACAAGGGTCACGTTGCTGAACTGTACGAATCGTATAACTTGATCGAAACTTTACTTCCGCTGACTCGGTCTTGTGAGGGGTGGAACTATATGACTGAAGGATTCACTCAAGAATGCGGTGAGTGTTGGTGGTGTATGGAAAGGGACTGGGCGTTCAATGAATGGCTACGACATAAGAAAGCTACACATTGAGCCAACTGAACTCTGTCAGGCTATGTGTCCCATGTGTGACCGTGTTACACTTGACGGTGAATTGAATCCTAGGGTTGGTAATATATCATTATCTTTGTCAGATGTAAAGGGAATATTTGAAAAAAGTTTTATTGAAGAACTAAATGAAATGTACATGTGTGGTAATCTTGGCGATCCGATGTTAGCACCTGACTGTATTGATATCTTTAAGTACTTCCGTGAGTGTAACCCAAACATATATCTCTCAATGAATACGAACGGTGGAGCTAAGAAGCCAGAGTGGTGGGCCGAGTTAGCTTCAGTAGTAAACCACGTCACCTTTTCAATTGATGGTTTAGAAGACACAAACCATATTTACAGAAAGGGTGTTGTGTGGTATAATATAATGAATAACGTAAGGAGCTTTATAGATGCCGGAGGAAAAGCAAAGTGGGACTATCTGGTCTTTGAGCACAACGAACATCAAATCCAATTGGCAGAGAGGCTATCACAAGAACTGGGATTTGTGGAGTTCAGACCAAAGACAACCAACCGTTACGATAAAGAACGACCTGCTTGGCAGACTTACTGGAGAGGAAGAGAACAAGAAGTCTTAAAGCCACCGAAGCAAAAAGAATACCAGAGTGAAGTAGTAAACAATCCATATTCATCGGAGGAAAGACGTGCCTTTCGAATCTTACCCAAGTGTGTCGTTAATCGGGAGATCTTTATCTCGGCTAGAGGGCATGTATTCCCATGTTGCTGGGCGCATACGTCCAGTGTTAGCAGTCAAAATATATCTATGGAAGAAAGGTTGGATATCAGATCTCTTGTTGTAGAACCGGAGAACGACGCAAAGAAATATGGACTATATGCTGCAATGTCGTGGTTTAGTAACCTTCACGAGAGATGGAATACCGATGATACACCATATATTTGCGCAGCTAAATGTAATACCAAACAAGATACCGTAGAACTTCAATATGTTGGTGGAAGAACTCCAAATTGATATTACGACTTATTGCAACAGCCACTGTGGTGGATGTATTCGCAATAATGATGGTGGTGAAGCTTGTGTTGAGCTAGTTCATCTGTCACCTAAGATATTTCAAAAGATTAACTTTGATGACGTAAAGGTCGTATACTTTAATGGTGCGTATGGTGACTTTACCATGCATCCCTATGCTTTAGATATCATAGACTCTATACCTAACCACGTAACCTTTGATGCAAGTACCAACGGTGGAGCCAGAGATAAGGCTTGGTGGTCAGACCTTTCCAAAATACTAAAGAAGTTTAAGAGTAGCAGAGTCACGTTTGCTATTGATGGAATCCATACAAACCATGTGTATCGCCGTGGTGTAAACATAAACAGAGTTTTAGAAAACGCACAGTCGTTTATTCGATCAGGTGGTAATGCAAGGTGGAAGTATATTGTATTTGAACATAATGCCTTTGAGTTAGAAGAAGCTAGTATTAGAGCACGTGCAATGGGTTTCACAAAGTTTGTGGTAAACGAATCTTACTTACCTGAGATATACCAAAAACAATATAAAGATTTTAAAGAGTGCACCGTAAAGAGAACATCAGTAGACCGTAGATACGAGTGGTGTGTTAAAGAGTTTTGGTATCCTGAAGAACCAAACGATGACGCTCGTTGCAAATGGAGAAAAAGAAGAGCAGCTCAAATTGATGCTTGGGGTAATATATGGCAGTGTTGTTATATGCCATCTGTGGCCACGCATCCTGAAATGTATAAAGAACTAACTCTTTTTGACCTTGATAATAACTTGCATAAATACAGTTATGATGAGATACTCCATGGTAGTTTCTTTTCCGAACTTTTTTATGAACCAATAGACCTTTGTAAGAACTGTAAAGATTATGTATGATAGTGTAAAGATGGTTCACTTTGAACCGACTCAGATGTGCCAAGCGTCTTGTCCTATGTGTGATAGGAATAAAAACGGTGGAGAAGTAAATCAGTATCTCAAAGACGAGTCTATGACCATCGATGGTTTTAAGAAAGCGTTCTCACGTAAGTTCTTATCTGAACTCGAAACGTTTTACTTTTGTGGAAACCACGGAGATCCGATCTTCGCTCCTGATATGTTGGAGATGGCAGAGTACGTACGCGAGTGTAACCCTAAGATCAACATGTTTGTGACCACTAACGGCGGAGCTCGTAAGCCTGAGTGGTGGGAGAGGTTGGCCAAGGTAGTTACGTTTGTTAACTTTTCAGTTGATGGACTACAAGACACTAACCACTTTTATCGTCAAGGAGTAAAGTGGGACCACGTTGAAGAAAACATGGCTGCTTTTTGCGATGCTGGTGGTCACGCCAAGTGGACGTTCCTTGTGTTTAACTATAACGAACATCAAGTGAGTCAAGCTGAAACTTTTTCAAAGATCTTAGGCGTAAAGGAGTTTATCGTAAAGAAGTCTGGCAGATATATCAATACGGCTAACCTAAGGAAGAAAGATGACCACCAAGCGGTATTTAGAGGAAAGGACGCGAAGAGACTTGCTCCGCCACAAGATCCCAAGTATCGTAATAAAGCAATTGATAAAGACTATAATAATATCATCGAACGATACGGCTCAATGGATAAGTTTATTGATGTTGCTGAAATACAACCAAAGTGCGTTAGTAAAAAAGAAATTTATGTCTCTGCCGAAGGACTCGTGTTTCCGTGTTGTTGGTTGGCAGGGCAAGTATATAAGTGGTGGAGACCCATGGAAGACTCTCAAGAATACCAAATCATTAAGAAAACCGGTGGCTTTGAGAAGATCAACGTACACTATACTCCTTTACAATCAATCCTCAAAGGGGAGTTCTTTTCAGCGGTTGAGAAAAGCTGGGAAGTTCATGGGGTTGGTCAAGGTAGAATGAGAACGTGTGGGCTGAAATGTAATAAAGGGTTTGATCCTTTCGTGGCACAGTGGACATGAGAGTATCAGGTAGGAATCCAAACAGAGCTTACATAGCTTGGTCTTTTACTTCAATGTGTAACCAAGCTTGTTGGTACTGTCCTGAGAACTTACACGATGGAAAGGTACCGTTTCCTGACTTTGACGACGCCATTTATTTAATTGACTTAATCTATGAAAAACACAGTGACGTATTTGTAAATATCTCTGGTGGTGAGACTACTATGTGGCCAAAGCTACCACACTTTTTAAGAACAGCTATTAAGAAGTATCCTCAGATCGTAATTGAGATTGATACGAACGGAAGTAGAACTCGTAACTGGTGGAAGAGATTCTCTCAACTAGGGTTGCAGAATAACGTAGTATTGAACATGTGCCACCACGCAGCGCAGTGCGATCCTGAGTTGTTTTATGACAACGTAAAAACAGTATCAGAGGCTGGGTTTGCCGTAACTGCCAACTATATGTTAGATCCTCCGTACTTTGACGTATCACGTAAGTTATACGAGAGAACAAAACAACTGAACGCGTATACAACAATCAAGGTACTGAGAAAAAACTTTGATGGTACGGAAATGATTGATGGATATACTGATGAGATGCTAGACTATATAGTAAAGTCACATAAAGAGATACACGAAAAAGTTTTAGATAACAAGCCTGATGTTGATTGGAATATACGGTTGCACTACGACGGTGTACCAGTAAACTTTCAAGAAAAGATAATTAATCATGAGAACTCATATCAATTTTGGTCGTGTTCAGCTGGAAACAAAAGAATTATAATACATTTGGATGGATCTGTATGGCCGTGTTACGAGTTAGCAAAAACCAGAGATCCAAAGTATTATCTTGGAAACATTCATAAGAGAGACGTAAGACTGTTTAATGAGGACATCATATGCCCAGCAAGTTACTGTGGTTGCTTGCACGATGCTTTAGCAGAAAAACACGATGAGTAAGATACTAGGAATTAGTGAAGGCAGCCATGACGCCGCGTGGTGTTTGATTAAAGATGGTGAGATTTTAACAGCTCATCATGCTGAACGTTCAACTAGAGTAAAGAATCAAAAATGGATTACGCATATTCCTTGGTGGTGTAGGGATGCTGTGTTTGTTGGTCACGAAGATAAAGAACGCGTTGCCGAAAGACGTAAAGAAGCGGGTCAGGATCCACAACCAAAGAACATAGATTATAATAAATGTTATAACCACTATGAAACTCACGCTTGGGCTGGATGGGCAACTGCACCGTTTGATGAGTGTGACATACTTTGTATCGACGCCATCGGCGAAAAAGAAACTGCTGCAGTATACAGAGTTAGGGACGATGGATTCGGTAACACGAGTTTTGAAAAAACATGGGAGATGAAGTATCCTATGAGTTATGGCCTAGCGTACTCTGCGGTAACTGCTGGGCTTGGTTACAAACCGATGGAAGAAGAATATATAGTCATGGGTTTGGCTGCTTATGGTGAACCTCGATTCTATAAAGAGTTCTATGGTTTATATCAACAGAACTGTCATAAGGGAATCGAGTTACCTCAAGGAAGACCCGAAGATATCGCTGCATCCATTCAGTGGGCATACGAAACTTGGTTATTTGATTTAGTCAATACACACTGCAGACACAAGAACCTTATCCTAATGGGTGGCTGCGCTCTGAACTGTGTAGCTAACTCAAAGATCTACGAAGGAAGAAACATTTGGATTATGCCAAATCCAGGTGATGCGGGATCGTCTCTTGGAGCTGCAGCTCGACATTATGGAAGTAAACTTAATTGGAAAGGACCTTATCTTGGAACAAACATACAACGGAATGTCAACCCGAGAGAAGTTGCAAGCTACCTTAGCGCTAACGGGGTGGCTGGCGTGGCCAACGGTAGGGCTGAGTTCGGCCCTCGTGCTTTGGGGAATCGTAGTCTTTTGGCGGATCCACGACTGGACATTAAGGATACAGTCAACGACATCAAAAGACGTCAGAGGTTCAGGCCCTTTGCACCAGCCATCCTCGAAGAACATTCCACCAAATTTTTTAGCGGACCGATGAATGAGTATATGCAGTTTGTGGCAACGGCTCTTCACGATTACGACTCCGTCACTCACGTGGATGGAACGGCCAGAGTACAAGTAGTAAAACCAGATTGTCAATCGGTTATTAGACCAATCCTTGAAGAATGGTATGAACTTACTGGTTGTCCAATGTTATTGAACACAAGTTTGAATATCAAAGGAGAACCAATGGTTGATACGTTAGAGCACGCGGAAGAATGGGAAAAGAAGTATCAAGTAAGAGTCTTTTAATAGTCAGCGGATGTAGTCACAGTAATGTTGATCTTCCAATATATGGCAGGGAAGGGATTACTGCATGGCCGAAGTTAGTAGCCGATGAATTGGATATGAATCTACTATGTCTTGGTAGAGCATATGCTGATAATGACTATATAGCAAACGTAGTAATGGATGCCGTCCTGGATCATTCTAATATAACCGTGATGGTCTTATGGACTGACTCTGCAAGATGGCCAGCAGTTCAAGAAAAGTTTCGTGAAGATCCATTAACTTATAACCTAAGATGTATGTGGAGATTAAATTACTTTCTTAGACAACAAGAGGTTCCTTTCTTTCAAGCGGCCACGTCTTGTCCTACTGCTGGGTTAGATCCACAACCATCAAACGAAGATATTTTTAAGAATAGATATTTTAGTAAAGATTACTTTACTACACAAGCACCTACTGACAACATGATATGGATGGACAATAAAGAACTTACTATTCTAAACGACTCTCATCCAAATCAAAAAGGTCACGATTGGATAGCTGAAACTTTTTTACTGCAGTACTACAGTGCAGAGTTTGTTTATGACTAAGAAACTTTTAATTGCTAGCGGATGCAGCTACACAGACCCAGCCTTTCCATTATATGAGCCTAATAACATTACGGTGTGGCCAGAACTCGTTGCAACCGAGTTGGGTATTGAGCATCTTAATCTTGCGCACAAGGGAGGTTCAAACGACTACATATGTAATTCGGTAACCGATGCGGTTCTTGACAATCTTGATCGCGATATTACCGTGATGGTTCTCTGGACCTCTTCAAACAGATGGATTCCTGATGATGGTCCAAAAAGATTATGGAAAGAAGATTGGTTAGTAACATATCAGTTACGTTGTATGTGGAGGCTCAACGAGTTTTGTAAACAACACAATATTCCAATATACCAAGGGCATTCTACGTCTCCTTTGACTAAGCTAGAGTTTAATTCAACTGATCCATTAATGAAGAACAGATATTATAATCCTGAGTATTTTGGTCCACAACACCCAACTAGCAATATGCCTTGGATGGCCAATGAGCCATACTTGATTCCCGGTGATGGCCATCCAAATCAAAAAGGGCAGGATTGGATAGCAGAATACTTTTTAATAAAATACGAAGGCGGTGATTTTGAAGTACCTTTGCACAATAGTAAATATATAGAGTTTGTTTATGACTAAAAAATTATTAATTGCTGGTGGAGATAGTTGGTCGTCTCCGCTTGAACATTATTACATATCTGCTGGAATGGATAAAATCTGGCCAGATTATGTTGCAGATTTTTTTGATTGGGATATCATTCACACAGGACTTGGCGGAGCTGGGAATGACTATATTCATAATGCTGTAGTTGATGCTATCGAATCAAATCAAGATAGAGAAATTGTTGTGATGGTTGCGTGGTCTCAAGCCATGAGATTACAACCTTTTGATTTGCCTATCGGTCAACTTACTTTTAATGTACACATGCCAGAATTGGATCCACCGTTTGGCCCTGCGAGAACGAAGGCTCAAACTGCTTTAAGAGAGCTGGCAAAATTACACGTTGAGTGTTATGACCCACGTGGTAGTAAAGTTGTAGGACTCTTAGAAGATGAGTTTTATCGTTATGTTGCTCGGTGGTCGCTAAGGCACATTTATCTTTTAGACAAATACTGTAAAAATGAAAATGTGCAAATCATTCATCATAGAGCTCTTAATATTCTAAATGGAATCGAATGGATACTTGAACCAAAGCTTGATCATGTAAATAGACACAACGTAAATATGGCTGTAAGATCCGACAATCCGTTAAATTACTATTTTAATAAAATAAAAAAATGGAATAACGTTGTAGGTCCAGATTTGTTTCAAAGAGGTAGTTCTTGTTATGAACTATATCCTAAGTATTATTTGAGTCAATTAGAACAGCATCCAAATGCAAAAGGAATGGAATTAATCGCACATTCGTTTGTCAATAAATATATTGAAGTCTATGAAGAAAGGTCAACAGGTGAAGCAGACTATGTCTACGACTGATTTGAAATGGAGCCAATACGACTTTACAAAGATACCCTTTGATAATATCGTAAGTGTTGGTCAACGCACAATGATTCATCGTGATTTGTTTACGGTGAGTTGGTTGCTTGGTCGGTTCTGTAATTACTCGTGTTCGTATTGTTGGCCTTATGCGTCTAGCCGAGTTAAAGATCACAGGCCGATTGATTTGATTCTTATGACCATCGATGAGATCAAACGGCAATCACGTGCCAACGGCTATAACTCGTTTCATTTTAGTTTTAGTGGTGGTGAACCTACGTTTCATCCACAGTACTTGGAAATTATGCAATACTTAGCTGATGATGTTCCGAACTGTAACTATCATTCAGTACACATGACTTCGAACATCTCACGTAAGATGAAGTGGTTTGAAGAATACGCCAAGATCTGTTCACAGTTCAACAGAGCAAGTATCACTGCGTCGTGTCATAGGGAACACGTTGATACACAAGAGAAAGTTGCGGAGTTTGCCGACAAGTTAGAATACTGCCAAAGCCAAGACATTCAAGTTACAATCAATCAAGTTATGCTGCCGGATAAGTTTGAGCAATGCTGGGAAGACGCAATATACTTCCATGAAAGGGGAATCAATGTCACTCTTAAACCTCAGTCTGATCCTACTGCTAGTTTTATCGTTGATGGTTATACTGATGATATGCTTGAACGCTTACGTAACGGCATGCCTCAACGTGGATTTACCGATGTCAAAAAACGAATCACGAGGCCTCGTCCAAAAGTTGAGCTCGACCTCCGTTATGAAAAGACTGGCATACCGCAACATATGCAAGTAGAGTTGGAAGATGATAAAGGCAATAAGTACTACATGGACCAAGCTGAAAGGTTCAACACGTTTAATTTTAATAAGTTTCGTGGTTGGCATTGTGATTCAGGCTATCGTAGTATTATTATACGTGAGCCTGATGGAAATATTAAACGGAGCTATTCCTGTTCTGACGAGCCTTTAGGAAACATCACAACCGGGTTCAAACTCTTTGATAAACCCATGCCATGTATTACAAATACGTGCGTTTCTTCTGCAGATTCCAAGATCCCAAAACGTAAATTTGTATAAATAATGGAAAGGCAGGGTCGCAAAGACCGACAATGAATTCAATTGGAGTAATTCGTGGCTGAGTACGAAGAATTTACAATCGATAAAGGTAGTGACGTAGGTATAGAGCTAGAACTCGTAGATCATACTGGTGCGGCTAAGTCATTAGTAGGTCATACAGTTACGGCTAAAATGAAAAGAAGCTATAGTGATAGCGACGGTGAAGCAACCGCGTTCACATCGATTGTTGCCACTCCGGCGACGTCAGGTATTGTCACCTTGCAACTAACAAATACACAAACCTCGGCGTTGACTAAAGGCCGGTACGTATATGATGTAGAACTCTCTTACGTCGATAGTAGCGACAATACTATTATCGAGAGAATCCTTGAAGGCCGGATCCAAGTTACGCCAAATGTAACTTAAGGATCGGGGAATGTCCACAAGAAGAACTTTCGTAAGACGCGTCTCCATTGGACGTCCAATATCAAATGTTAATGAAGCTGCGTCCGGTGTTGTATCTGCGCAAGCGAGGGCTGCTGGCAACATTCTCATTAATAACGCTAGTACTAACTTATACCAATCCGGAGACCTCGTAGGTAGCCATGGTATCGTTAAGTTCTTTGACTCTTCTGGAAATAACATTGTACTTTCGGTTGACTCGGACGAACTGAAAGCAATTATTGATTCCGATTACGTAAAGTTTATCACTGGCCAAAGCCTTACTCGTAACTTCGTTGATTCTGCTTATGTAGAACAAAATTCACTTGACTCAGAACGTGGGCTCAATCTTTTCAATGCTGAGCTTGGTCAGCTTAGTGTGTCTATTGTACCACAAACTGACAGTGCTATTGATCTTGGTTCTGCATCTAAGAAGTTTCGTAAATTATTCTTATCAGGTAGCACTATTGAGCTTGGTACATTATCCATAAGTGACTCTAATGGAAATCTAGTTGTAAGAGACAATAGTAATAATAAAGCCAAACTTGATCTTTCCGCTAATTCTACAAACGATCTAAAAGAAAGTGATAACTTATATTATACACGAGCTCGTTTTGATTCTGCCTTAGGTGATACCACATCAAGAGGCACAATACGTGGATATATTAACTTAGTTGACGCCGGTGGTGACGGATCGCTTACATATGATTCAGCTGGTGGTAAAATAACTTATACTGGTCCATCTGCTAGTGAAGTCAGAGCTCACATTAATGTAGTCGATGCCGGAGGTGATGGATCGTTTACGTATGACTCTGCCCTTGGAAAGCTAACTTATACTGGACCTTCTGCCGCTGAAGTAAGAGCTCACCTCAACGGTGGCCACGGAATTGTATATTCTACAAGCACTGGTAATATTTCAGTTGATTCATCAGAGATACGCGGATTGTTTTCTGCTGGTGGAGACCTTACATATAACTCAGGCACAGGTCAGTTTACCTTTGATGTTGAGAGTGTATACACACAAGCCAACTTCGAATCAGATCTGAGCTTATCATTAAATGCCACTAATGGTATCGCTTATGATTCAGCATCGCATAAGTTAAGTCTTATCAATACGGGTGTCGACTCAGGTACTTATGGTTCCTCAACTCGAGTTCCGATTCTCAGGATTCAATCCGACGGTAGAGTTGATTCTGCTGGTTCGGTACTAGTTGCTGGTGTAACTGGAGTATCATTTGATTCTTCTACTGAAACTATCACAATATCTACAGCAGACGGTAACACTTTCTCTACAGCAATAGGCGGATACGATAATCTTCAGGCCACTAATTTTACAGCTGATTCTGCTGTAGTTACTGACATATCCGGCAGTAGCATTAACTACGATTCTGGTAGTATTAATCAGTTTACTGCTACGAACATTACTGCTGACTCGGCAGTCATTACAGACATATCCGGTACAACTGCAAACTATCCAACGATTATAAGCAGTCAGTTATCTGCAGACTCTGCATCAATTACTACAATTGATAATAACGTTTTAAGAACAAATGATCTAAACGCAGATTCTGCAGTAATTACCGCTGTATCTGGTAGCTCACTAAATTATGTTTCAGCTAATATTGGTCAGTTAGATATTGATTCGGCTGAAACTGGAAACTTAAGAGTCTCGGGTAACCTTACTGTTGCTGGTGAGACTGTAACTGTTTCTGCTTCTACTCTGACAATCAATGACCCACTGATTCATCTTGCTGATAGTAATGAAGTCTCAGATGTAGTTGACATTGGTTTCATTGGTCACTACTATCGCGATGCTCAGCGTAGACATACTGGTCTATTTAGAGACGCGTCGAACGATCAGTACTATCTGTTTAGAAACATGATCGACTCGGCGTTTGACTCGTCGATTCCTCCATCAGTTATTAATAGATCAGCCACTGACTTTACAAAAGCAGATCTGAATGTTGGAAACTTATTAGCCGACTCGGCTACAATGACCAACTTAACTGTCACTGGGTTATCAACCACTTCGGTATCAACATCTACACTTTCACGTGCAGCAACTGTTGATTCAGGTGTATACGGATCAGCAACGTTAATTCCTGTAATTACGGTAAACACATCAGGATTTATCGATAGTATTGGAACAACATTAGTCGCTGGTGTAACAGGATTCTCACTTGATTCTCAACGTGGTGTCTTAACAATCAGCACAGCAGATGGTGGATCATTCTCTGCACCAATTCATAGTAGAGATTCGGCTGAACTCTTTGAGATCTCAGGTAGTAGTCTTAATTACGACTCAGGTAGTATAAACCAATTTACTGCAACAAACATCACTGCTGACTCTGCAGTCATTACTGACATATCGGGAACCTCTGTTAATGTCACAACTGGTTTAATAAGTCAGCTGTCAACAGACTCAGCGTATGCAACTCGACTTGATGCGAACATTGCAAGAGTGAATGGTTTAAGTGGTGATTCTTCAAGCTTTACCAATACGACACTAGCCACCACTTCACTCGGTGGTACCATGACGGTCAGTGGTGGTAAAATCGTATTAAACGACGGTAGCGGTAACAGAATTAGTGTTGGTACTGGCGAAGAAGGTCAAATCTATCATAATAGTAATAACTCGTACTATACCACATCTGGTGGTGCCTTGGTTCTTGGTGGTGATACGGTTTTCCTCACTGACGCTAGTCTGAACGTAGCCGCTACAATCAATCCGCTGACTGATACGATTCTTACTTACAACAAAGTTAGTAAGTTCAGAACAACATCTACTGGTGTTCAAGTTGAATCAGTTGATTCTGGATCGGCAGCTGAACCAGAACTGATTCTCTATCGCAACAGCGGAACTCCTGCTGATGGTGACTATCTTGGTCAGATTCAGTTTAAAGGCAAAAACGATGCCAACGGAGATGAGATTTACGCTAAGGTTACCGGTAAGATCAGAGATGCAACGCAGGGTACTGAAGACGGTCTAATCGAAACAGCAATCAAAGGTAATGGTGGATTCGTCATTGTCAGTAGACAAAGACATGATGAGTTGCAGTTATTAAACAGTACTGGACTGAGTGTTGATGGTAACACTACACTATCTGGTGATCTTACTTATGATGGTTCAGTTGTTGACTCAGCTTGGGTTGGCGAAAGAGCTCGTGTAATTACAAGTGATGAGATTAAATTTGTTGATGTTGACGCTGGTGCAGGATACGGTCCTAAGTTAGTACTTGATCGCAACAGTTCTTCACCTGCTGACTCAGATGCAATTGGTTATTTAGAGTTCCGTGGTAGAAACGACGCAGATTCTGAAATAGAATACGGATCCATTCAATCATTTATTCATGATGCAACCGCAGATACCGAAGATGGCGAACTGCAGTTCCGTCTAAAACAAATTGGGGTTGATAGAGAAAAGTTTGCGTTAACACCACGTGGTTTTGAACTAGGAGTAAATGAAAAGTTATACTTCCAAAGTGACTCTGGAGATCTTTATCTTCATAGTGCTTCTACAGGTAGCCATAACTTATTATTACCTGATTCATCAGGTACACTACTAACGCGTGATTTTGTATTTGACTTAATTGACTCAGCTTATGTAGGAGCTAGAGTAACATCTACTGGTCTTGAGATTCCAATTAACGATAGTGCAGGAAATAGGTTAATTGGCATAACAATCACTCAAGCTGCAACTATTGCAACTGGGTCACCTATCGGATTTGGCAACACAATAACAATATTGGACAAAGATAGTGCTGAAGTAACTATCAGTCTGTAACATTATAAATAGACATAAGGAAACTAAAAGGAATTAGAAAATGGCAGATCGTATTCCACTAGTCATATCGGGAACAGATATTAGAGAGATTCCCTCAAGTGACAGACTCGACGTCCAAGGAGCGTTAGAAGTCAATGGTCATATTACACCGGGCGCAGACTCGGCGTATGATATTGGTACTTCATCGCTAAAATTTAGAGACATATTCTTATCGGCTGGTACAATCCACCTGGGTGGTGTTAAGTTACGAGCAGATGGTAATAAGTTATCAATTCAAGACAGTACTGGAGCAACCTCAAGTATTGCACCGGCTTCACAGTTCGTAACTGGTGACTCTGGTTCAGCGGAGTTCTTGTTAAGAGTATCGGATGCTATATCACTAGTTGATGCTGGTGGTCTTGGCTCGATGGCTTATGACTCGTCACTCGGTAAGTTTACATACACAGGACCATCACAAGCTGAAGTCATGTCGGTTATGCAAGCCGGAAATGGTATCGCAATAGATTCTGCCAGCGGTACTCTTTCGATTGAAACGACTGACTCGGTTACGTTTGGTGGCTTGTATGCTTCTGGTAACGTTATAGTTGGTGGTAACCTGACTGTCACAGGTACTACAACTACAGTTTCATCAACAAACACTGTTATCGCAGACCATTTAATGGAATTAAATACCGGAGCTGCTTCTAATACCAATGATCTTGGTATCATAATGGAACGTGGATCCACAGGTAACAACGCGTTTATAGGGTTTGATGAGTCTGAAGATAAGTTTATTGTTGGTACTACCACTGCCACAGCAGATGCAACCGGTAACCTTTCAATCACAACTGGAACACTGTTAGCTAACGTTGAAGGTGCACTTACAGGTAATGCTGCAACAGCAACAAGATTTGATTCAGCGAGAGACTTCACATTCACAGGTGATGTAACTGGTTCAACTACCACTGACTTGGGTGGTAACCTATCAGTTGCTTTGACGATTGCTGCTAACGCAGTCTCATCTGATGAACTTAACTCTGCTTCCACATTGACGATTAAAAATACAGCCGGTACAACTCTTAAAACAGTTATCGGAGCTGGAGCATAATAGATGGCTAATCCAACTTCACGTGCGACCCTTATTGATTACGCTAAACGAAGACTCGGTGACCCAGTCATCGAGATCAACGTTGACGAGGATCAGTATGAGGATCGTCTTGATGAAGCAATACAGTACTACCAAGAGTATCATTCTGATGCCACTCATCGCGCGTATGTTTCACATGAGTTAACAGCTACTGATGTCACAAATAAGTATATCACAACGAACTCAAACGTACACTTTGTATCAAGGGTGTTTCCATTTATCTCAAGTGCGACGGCATCAAAGAGTCTGTTTAACTTAAGATACCAGATGCACTTATCAGAGCTGACCGATATGTCTCAGTTTGCCGGTGACATCGCGTACTATGAACAAATTCAACAGTACCTTTCATTGCTTGATATGACATTGAATGGTCATTCAATGGTTGACTTTGCTCGTAGACAGAATAGAATTTACATTCATGGTCACTTCGAAGATTTAGATATTAAAGCTGGTGACTACGTTGTGTACGAGTACTACAGTACCATTGATCCTGATACCCACACTTCAATTTATAATGACTTGTGGTTAAAAGAATATGTCACTGCACTGTTCAAAATGCAATGGGGTATGAATCTTATAAAGTTTGAAGGAATGCAGTTACCTGGTGGTGTGATTATTAACGGCCGTCAGTTATACGACGATGCAACAGGAGAGATTCAAGATTTAAGAGAGAGGATTAGACTCGAACACGAAATGCCGGCTGACTTCTTTGTAGGGTGATAGATAATGAAAAATATTTACTTTCGGCAGGATGTCAAATCAGAACAGAATCTGTATGAAGACATCGTTATTGAGTCACTTAAGATATACGGGCAAGACGTATACTATCTTCCTCGTACCACTGTCTTTGAAGACAGAATATTTGGTGATGAGATTCCAGCGAAGTACACATCAAGTTATAAGATAGAAATGTATATCGACAACATCGAAGGATTCGATGGAGAGGGAGACCTTTTCACTCGCTTCGGTGTTGAGATTCGTGACGAAGCAACCTTTGTGGTAGCTCGTCGTAGGTGGAAGTCAACTATCGGTAGAGTTGACAATAACATAAACAGTGAGAGACCAAGAGAAGGAGATCTGATATATCTTCCGCTTTCTAACTCAATGTTTCAGATCACTCACGTCGAACACGAGATGCCTTTCTATCAGTTGTCTAACTTACCTGTGTATAAATGCCGTGCTCAGTTGTTCGACTATAACGATGAAGACTTTGATACGAAGGTCGACGTTATTGATAATATCGAAGTACAAGGTGCCTATCAGTACGTTCTTACCTTGGATTCAGACAGTCAGTACATCGTAGCAGGACAAACAGTCACCCAACCAATTGCCGGTGGTGTGACCATGGTTGGTGAAGTAATTAAGTACTCAGACAGTGACAATAAACTCTATGTTGGTCACGTGGGTGCTAGTGACGGAAAGTTCCACAACTTTATTACGACTGACTCGGCAGGTAATAAGATCACAATAGCCGGAAGAACTAATCTTGCGATTGGTGATTCCGATCTTACTGTTACTGCAGTAAGTGAAGTAAATACTATATCTGAAAACGAACAGAACACAGACTTTGGAACATTTGGTGACGACTTCCTTGACTTTAGTGAGTCAAATCCATTTGGTGATCCTTCGGGGAATGATTAATGAGCGACGACTTTTTTGATTTTGGATTTACAGCAGTTGATGAGAACGAACTCGAGGCTGTTCAAAAGGCTGCAGCGCAGACTGAAACAGTTGCTGCGGAGAAAATGAACACTCAAGAAAAGATAGATAAATTATACAATGCCATTGTACCTCTGTTAAATAACCTTAAGAAGAACCCAGAAAAAGAATATATCCTCTGGCCAGATAGGTTAAATAAAGTAGAACAGTTTGAAACTCACTTACAGAAGATATATAATAGCTAATGTTTGGAACACACTTTTATCACGAGAAAACGAGACGAGCAGTTGCCATCTTCGGTAAGCTGTTTAATAACTTGTATGTGGTTCGTAAGAACTCAGCTGGTGCTGCGACGTCTCAAGTGAAGGTACCGTTAGCGTACGCACCGAAGGCTAAGTACTTAGATCGAATACGTGAGAATCCAGACCTTGACACTAACACCAAGGTAGCGATTAAGCTTCCACGTATGTCATTTGAGATCACATCGTTAGTATATGACAACCAAAGACAGGTGGCTAAGACGAATAATTTCACACGTTTTGGCACTACAGACAACAATAGAAATAAATTTTTTACAGGAACGCCATATGTAATATCGTTCCAATTAAACATATATACCAAGACTCAGGATGACGCATTACAGATTGTTGAGCAAATTTTACCAACGTTCAACCCACAGTACTCAATTACCCTAAAACCGTTCTCGGACTACCCCGATATACTCGAAGACATACCAATTGCTATCAATGGTGTGTCTTTTCAGGACGACTTTGAAGGTGACCTAGGTGCTCGTAGAACTATCATTTATACGCTTGACTTCTCGATGCATATCCGATACTATCCTGCACTAAGCACAGGCGAGGTCGTACGCGACGTTCGCGCAAAGGTGTTCGACATTGGAGCAGGACTGGCTGATTCAGATATTAGACTTAATACAATACAACTTTTACCTAACCCAACCACTTTGAATATTTTAGGTGACTCCGACTTTGGTTTCACAAGGATAGATTATGGCGCAGACTCCGACGCTTCGTGACAGCAGTAATCCTGACTACGACTACTCTCGGGAAACATATTACGAATTAATTGAAAAAGGTAAAGACGCACTCGATAATATGATCGAGGTGGCTCGAGAATCAGAACATCCGAGAGCGTACGAGGTTCTATCAGGTATGATCAAAAACATATCTGATGTTAATGATAAACTAATGGATCTTCAGAAAAAACAAAAAGAACTGGAGAGAAAGAGTGAAGTACATCAAGTTGAGAATCAGCAGAACAACTTTTATATTGGCACATCAGCTGACATTCAACGATTGTTAAAAGGTGAAGTAATTGACGCAGGCGATACAGCGAGACGCATATCTGGGGAATCCGAACGTAAAACGTGACGGAATCAACGAAGAGTGGACCGCTGAAAGATTATTAGAATATAAGAAGTGTATGGAAGATCCAATATACTTCGCTGAGACGTATGTAAAAGTGATCTCACTCGATAAGGGTTTGGTTCCATTTGTCCTATATCCTTATCAAAGAAAAATGTTTGAGGACTTTAATGAGCATCGGTTTAACATTGTTCTCGCTTGTCGGCAAAGCGGAAAGTCGATATCAGTTTGCGCCTACTTGCTCTGGTATGCGATGTTTTATCCGGAAAAGACTGTGGCGATTCTCGCAAACAAAGGAGCAACTGCCAGGGAAATGCTCGGCAGGATCACGCTTATGCTTGAGAACCTACCGTTCTTTCTTCAACCCGGAACAAAAGCTCTTAACAAAGGTTCTCTTGAGTTTGGGAATAACTCTCGAATTATTACTGCGGCAACCTCTGGTAACTCTATCCGTGGTCTTAGTATCAATCTGCTTTATCTAGATGAGTTCGCCTTCGTTGAGAAAGCCGCAGAGTTCTATACCTCCACATATCCTGTTGTATCATCCGGTGCTGAAACAAAGGTAATCATTACCTCGACTGCCAACGGCATCGGTAATATGTTCTATAAACTATGGGAAGGTGCTGAACAGAGAGTCAACGAGTTTCATTCTTTCCGAGTTGACTGGTGGGACGTACCCGGCCGTGACGAACAGTGGAAACAAGAAACAATCAACAATACTTCGAAGCTGCAGTTCGACCAAGAATTTGGTAATACGTTCTTTGGTACCGGTGACACACTCATTAACGCCGAGACTCTTATGGAGTTACGAGCTGAAGCACCAATTGAATATATCGAAAGCGGGGAAGGTTTAGTTTATAAAAAACCAATCGACAAACACGAGTACATCATGTGCGTGGATGTTGGGAAGGGAAGAGGACAGGACTACTCAACTTTTACTTTAATCGATATTAGCGTCACGCCATTTGAGCAAGTGGCTGTATATCGGAACAACACTATCTCTCCGTTGCTCTTCCCTGCTATTATATATAAGTACGCGAAAGTCTGGAACAACGCTTATGTGATTATTGAGTCAAACGACCAAGGATCACTTGTGGCAAACGGTGTATATCACGACTTGGAATACGAAAACGTTCACGTTGAGTCTTCAGTAAAAGCTAACTTAGTTGGTCAGCAGATGACTCGTAAAGTAAAACGACTCGGCTGTTCAGGACTCAAAGATCTCTTAGAAAACGGCAAGTTAAAGATTGTTGATGAACAAACCATCCTTGAGATATCTACCTTTGTCGGTAAGGGAAACACATACGAAGCAGCCGAAGGTAACAACGACGACTTGGTTATGAACTTAGTCATGTTAGGTTACTTTGCGCAAACTCAGTTCTTCAACGATATGACTGATATTAATCTGAAAGAAATGTTGTATGCAGAGAGAATGAGAGAGATAGAAGAAGACATCGTACCGTTTGGTTTCGTAGACGACGGTTCAGAATACATTAAGCAAATTGAAGACACTAATATACAGCAGTGGCATATAGCCGGGTATGACGAATGAAATTAAATTTCATAAAATTATAAATATAGTTGTATAAGTGAATAACCGTATTATGCACCATATAAATAGAACCCATGAGGTAAGCTAATGGCACTTTTTGCACCATCTCAAAGTCCTGCCGTTGTCGTCAAAGAAGTAGATCTTACAGGCGGAGTGCCTAATGTTCAGACTTCTACGGGCGCTTACGCAGGCAAGTTTATGTGGGGACCGGTCGACCAAAGAACTCTAATCGCAAACGAGGAAGAGTTAACAGAAACCTTTGGTAGCCCAAACACGTCTCATAGCATAGACTATCACGACGCAGCGTACTTCCTGCGTTATTCAAATGCACTTCAAGTTCTTCGTATTGCGGACTCAAGCTCTGCTAACTCAACAGCAACAACAGGTCAATTTGCGGCCTATGCAGTTGGTACATATACGAAGCCAAAGGTGAAGAACAAAACAAACTTCGATGCACAACAATCAGCATTAGATTCTGATGGCCATACATTCGTAGCACGTTTTCCTGGCACACTCGGTAACTCAATTCGAGTTTCGATTTGCCCACCTTCAATCAACGATTCAGCCTTTGATGGTTGGACATACAAGAGTTCTTTCGATAAAGCACCAAGTGTATCAGACTGGGGTGACGATCGCGACGCAACAAACGATGAAATTCACGTAGCTGTCGTCGATGTTAACGGCGAGTTTTCAGGAACTAAAGGTACAGTCCTTGAGACTTATCCATTTATGTCTGTTGCAACAGACGCTAAGAACGCTGTTGACGGATCATCAATCTACGTTAAAGACGTGATTAACGAGCGTTCTCAGTACGTATACTTCGTCGACTTCGACTCAAACTTCACTAACTTCGGTAATGCTGGTACAGCAACCACATCAGGAACTGCTAAAGACTTCCTGGGTACCGCAGTACAAACATCAGCCGTTGTTAACTTCGAGTTTGACTCAGGCGTAGACACAGGTACAATTTCAACAGGTAATTACCTTTCTGCTTTCGACTTCTTCGAAGACAAAGATCAAGTTGAGATCGACTTCCTGATTGCACCTGGCATGTCATCACGGGCAGACCAGACAACTGTTACTAATGATCTGAATCAAATTGCAAGAGCCCGTAAGGACTTAGTGGTTGTATCAGGTCCAGCACGTAGTGACATTGTGAATCAAACATCCGATGCGACAATCACGACTAACATCATAGCTACCGCTAACACATTTAGTCGGTCAAGCTATAACGTCATAACTGGTAACTACTTAAAAGTTTATGATAAGTACAACGATCAGTTCATCGAGATTCCAGCAAACTCATCAATAGCTGGTCTGATGGCCGAAACAGATCGTGTAGCTGCTCCTTGGTTCTCACCAGCGGGCACACGTCGTGGTGGATTACTTGGTGTAACTGCAGTTAATTATAATCCGAACAAGACACGTAGGGACGAACTGTATAAAAACGGTATCAACCCAATCGTAAACCTCCCAGGTCAAGGGATTTTGTTGTTCGGTGATAAGACACACATTAATAGACCATCGGCATTCGATCGTATTAACGTACGTCGACTGTTCCTTACTCTTGAGCGGGCTATTGAACGGGCTGCCAAGAACGTACTCTTCGAGTTCAACGACGAGTTCACTCGTGCAGAGTTCGTTAACATTATTGAGCCAGTGCTCCGTGATGTTAAAGGTCGCCGTGGTATTACAGACTTCCGTGTTGTTGCTGATGAAACAGTTAACACTGCGGCTGTCATAGATCGTAACGAGTTCATCGCTAATATCTTTATTAAGCCGGCTCGCTCGATTAACTTTATCACACTTAACTTCGTCGCTGTTCGTACTGGTGTTTCCTTCGAGGAAGTATCAGGCAACGCGTTTTAATCTAGGGAGGATTTAACCAATGGCACTAGGTAGTGTAGACGAGTTTAAGTCAAGACTCACTGGCGGTGGTGCACGCGGTAATCTCTTCCAGGTTACTCTTGCAAACCCACGCGGTGGTTTAGGAGTCGCTCTCGATGTTGACTTCGCATCTTTTATGTGTGAAGCAGCACAGCTTCCGGCATCACAGGTAGGAATAATTGAGATTCCTTTCCGTGGTCGTCGATTAAAAGTTGCTGGAGATCGTGCGTTCGATTCTTGGACCGTAACAGTGATTAACGATACTGGGTTTAAGGTCAGAAACGAAATGGAAAAATGGATGAACGCAATCGCTAACCACGCAGATGCTGGTGGCGTGCAGAATCCAGAACTCTATTTTGCTGATCTATCAGTTCAACAGTTTGATCGTGACGAAACTGTAATTAAGACTTACACTTTCAAAGACGCTTGGCCAAGCGCGGTTGGCGCAATTGAGCTGAGTTATGCTGACGAACAGGTCGAACGGTTCCAGATCGAATGGCAGTATCAGTATTGGACATCCAATACCACTGACCAGTAAAAGAAATATATAGTAGGGAGAGCGGGAAACCGCTCCCCTCGTTATACATAAGGAATTAATATATGGCGGATGACGGCTTTAAATTATTTGGTTTTGAAATAAAACGATCCAGTCCGGAGAACTCAACGAAGACTCCGTCGATTGTACCGGCTCGAGATGAAGACGGTGCAGGATACGTTACGGCCTCAGGATCGCATTACGGACAATACGTCAACTTAGACGGTACCGATGCAAAAGACAACCACGCACTCATTATGAAGTATCGTGGAGTCGCAATGCATCCCGAAGTTGATGCTGCTATTGAAGACATCACAAACGAAACAATCGTTGGTGGTGAAGAACCAATCGACATTAAGATGGATAACCTTCAGGTATCCGATAAAATTAAGAATCAAATTAAAGACGAGTTTGACAACATCGTCTCTATGATGAACTTTAAAGAACTCGGTCACGATATCTTTCGTAGGTACTACGTTGACGGTAGAATCTATCATCACCTCGTAGTCGATGAAACGAATCTGAAAAAAGGTATCGTTGACATTCGACCAATTGATGCCGCTCGTATTCGAAAAGTAAAACAAGTTAAAAAGAAGAAGGATCCAAAGACAGGTGCACCGCTGGTTGAAAAGGTGGATGAGTACTTTATCTACCAAGAAAAGCCTGGAGCACAGACCGCTGGTGTAAAACTTAGTTTGGATTCTGTTTCATACATAACCTCTGGTCTTCTTGATGAAAAGCGTCAGAAGGTATTATCGTATTTACATAAGGCACTGAAGCCAATTAATCAGTTGAGAATGATGGAAGACTCTTTGGTCATCTATCGTTTGGCACGTGCCCCAGAACGTCGCATCTTTTATATCGACGTCGGTAACTTACCACGAGGTAAAGCCGAACAGTATATGAAAGACATTATGACTCGGTATCGTAATAAACTCGTTTATGACGCACAGACAGGAGAGATCAAGGATGACAGAAAACATCAGTCGTTACTTGAAGACTTTTGGCTTCCGCGGCGCGAGGGCGGTAAAGGTACTGAGATCACAACGTTGCCAGGTGGTGATAACCTTGGACAGATTGAGGACATCATCTACTTTCAACGAAAACTTTATCGTTCACTCAATGTTCCGTTAAACAGATTAGAACAAGAGACTACGTTTAGTTTAGGTAGGGCAACCGAAATCAGTCGCGACGAACTGAAGTTCCAAAAGTTTATTGATAGACTGCGCATGCGGTTCGCTGGTTTGTTTATGGGTATCCTTAAGACTCAACTCGTACTCAAAGGCGTGATTGCCGAGAGCGAGTGGCCGGGTATGAAGGAACAGATTCACGTTACCTTCGAACGGGATAATCACTTTGCAGAACTCAAGGACGCAGAAATCTTTAGAGAGCGCATCCAAACACTGGATGCAGTAAATCAGTATGTTGGTGAGTACTTCACCAAAGAATGGGTTATGCGAAACATTTTACGTTATACTGATGATGATATTGAAGCACTTAATCGCAGTTCAGACGAACCTGCACAAGGAGATGAAGAAATTTAATGATAGATTATGATATTCCTGGCTTTATGTCAAGGTATGACTTAGAAATTATATCAAACATTGCTAAAAACGTACCAGATAATGGCAAGATTTTAGAGATAGGATCTTGGTTTGGAAGAACAACTAAATGTTTATATCAAAGCAAAAAAGAAAATGTAGATCTTACAGTATGTGACAGTTGGTCGTTTTTACCAGAAAATGCAGAAGGCGATGCTGGTTGTGGAGGCGGAAACAAAGATTTATTCGAAGATGCTAAAAAGCAAGCGATAAAACATAACTCAACTCGTTATGCCTTTAAGCATTGTTTAGGTGAAATATATGATGACATAAATATTATTCACGAAGATAGTATGGATTATAAATTTGAAGAAGTTTATGATTTTGTCTTTATCGATGGAGATCATACTTATGAAGGTGTCTTAAATGATATCACTAAGCATATAAAGAATGAAAAAACTTTATTAGCTGGAGATGATTTTAAGTTTGTTGGGTGGAACGACTTTTTAGGGTTAGTAAAAGCTGTTTTAGAAACGCATAAAGAATACAATAGAACATTAATTATTCCTGGAGATGAAAAATCAAAAATGTGGATTATGGTTCCTTCTTCAGGATATTGGAAAAATTTTACGTTAGGAGATGAAGAATGAGTGAAGTTAATTACGAAGATGCCGCAACACAAGAACCAGAAGTGGAAGTAAACCCACTAGCAGCTCTTGTAGATGCAGCTCTCGAAAAAGATTATAATAAAGCAAACGAACTCTTTGGTCAAGCTATTTCAGTAAAGCTTGACGACGTCATTGATCAAGAAAAGATTAATGTAGCGAATACTATCTTTAACGCCATCGACGACGAGGAGGCCGATGATGAAGTCGAAGATGAGGACATGGAAGATTCTGAAGACCTGGATGATGACGATCTGGATGTGGAAGATCTTGATGATGAAGGGGACGATGACGATAGCGAAGATGATGATCTGGTCGATGAAGAAGACGCTGAAGAATCCGTTTAAGTAGAAAATCTTTTTAATATAAATATAATACAGTAAAAATTTACAAAGAAGGTTTGTGTAAATGAAACTTATATCAGAATTTACTGACCACCAAGTAGGTTACAACATC